GAGGAACAACACTTCTCTCTGGATTTACGATTTCTGGTGGTGCTTCTTTAGTGGATGTTGATAGTAAAGCGACATTGCAACTTGGAAGATCGGGTATTGGTACAATCAGTGACACTTACACCCTTGCTTGTGCCTCTCCCAACACCAACAAAGCAGCACTTGCAGTTTTGAACTGGATTGAACAAAGGTAATTTTTTATGAGTGATGTATATCTTGGTAATCCGCTTTTAAAAAAAGCAAATACACAAATTGAATTTACCGAAGAACAGATTCTTGAGTTTTTAAAATGTAAAGATGATCCTGTTTACTTTGCAAAAAACTATATCAAGATCGTAACTCTGGATAAAGGATTGCAACCATTTGAACTTTATCCTTTTCAAGAAAAGTTAGTCAATAATTTCCATAAACACAGATTCAACATCTGTAAAATGCCACGACAGACTGGTAAATCTACTACTGTTGTATCATTTTTGCTTCATTATGCAATCTTCAATGATAATGTAAACATTGGTATTCTTGCAAACAAAGCAGCGACTGCAAGAGAACTTTTGGATCGTCTTCAGACGGCTTATGAGAATCTTCCAAAGTGGATGCAGCAAGGTGTTTTGATTTGGAACCGAGGATCTTTAGAACTTGAAAACGGTTCTAAGATTCTTGCTGCTTCTACATCTGCATCAGCTGTCCGAGGAATGTCATTTAACATTCTGTTCTTGGACGAATTTGCGTTTGTTCCAAATCATATTGCAGATTCATTCTTCGCGTCAGTTTATCCTACAATTACTTCAGGTAAATCAACCAAAGTTATTATCGTTTCCACTCCACACGGTATGAATCACTTCTACCGCATGTGGCATGATGCTGAACGTGGTAAGAATGAATATGTATTCACAGACGTTCACTGGAGTGAAGTTCCTGGAAGAGACGAGGAGTGGAAAAAACAAACAATTGCAAACACTTCGGAACAACAGTTCAAGGTTGAGTTTGAATGTGAATTCTTAGGATCTGTTGATACTCTGATTGCCGCATCCAAACTCAGGAACCTCGTATACGATCACCCTAAGACTCGTAGCGCGGGTTTAGACGTTTATATGGATCCTGTAGAGGAACACGACTATCTCATCACTGTGGACGTAGCCAGAGGGGTTGGAAACGATTACTCAGCATTTACTGTGGTGGACATTACACAATTTCCACATCGGGTAGTTGCAAAGTATCGAAATAATGAAATCAAACCAATGCTTTTTCCAAGCATTATCGTAGATATAGCAAAGAACTACAATGGTGCATTTATTCTTTGCGAAGTCAATGATGTTGGAGATCAGGTAGCAAGCATCATTCATTATGATCTTGAGTATAACAATCTTTTAATGTGCTCTATGCGTGGTAGAGCAGGACAGATTGTTGGACAAGGATTTTCTGGAAAGAAAACTCAACTCGGAGTTAAGATGTCCAAAGCAGTCAAGAAGGTTGGTTGCTTGAATCTCAAGACAATGATCGAAGAGGATAAGTTATACTTCAATGATTATGATATCATGAGTGAACTTACAACCTTCATTCAGAAGAATAATTCTTTTGAGGCAGAAGAGGGATGTAATGATGACTTAGCCATGTGCCTTGTAATATACGCCTGGCTAGTCGCACAAGACTACTTTAAAGAACTTACAGATCAAGACGTTCGTAAGCGATTATATGAGGAACAGAAGAATCAAATTGAACAAGACATGGCACCTTTTGGATTTATTATGGATGGATCTGAAGAGTCAAGTTTTGTAGATGTAGATGGGGATCGTTGGCATCTTGATGAATATGGTGATCGCGCTTATATGTGGGAGTATATGTGATGGATTTAGATGGCCAAATTAAACTTGGACATTTACTTCTTAGTGATAGAAAATGTAGAACTTGTGGTGAAACTAAAAATTTAATTGAATCATTTTACAGAACTCGTAAAGATCGTGGTGCAGTTGCCTCTTCATATTCTTATGAATGTAAGGAATGTACAATTAAAAGAATTATTGGAAGCAGAATGGTGTCTAGAGTGTTAGATAAATGGGAATATCCTGATTGGTAGCGTTCGCGTCATATTTCCCCTTTGAAACTTAGCATTTTAATAAATATTTTCAGACAAACTGAAAGTATCAGGAGAAAAACATGGCGACTCCTCAATTATCTCCAGGTGTTCTTACCAGAGAGGTTGACTTAACTGTAGGAAGAGCTGATAATGTATTAGATAATATCGGAGCTATTGCGGGCCCATTTGCAATTGGCCCTGTCGATGAACCAGTTGATATCACTACAGAAAACGAATTAATCAAAGTATTCGGCAAACCACTTTCTACCGACGCTCAGTATGAGTATTGGATGAGTGCTTCATCCTTCTTGAGCTACGGTGGCGTAATGAAGGTTGTAAGAACTGATGGAACAACCTTAAAAAACGCAAATGCTGGTGTTGGATTTGCATACACAACATCACTCAAAATTAAAAACTTTGATGATTATACTCAAAATTATGCAGACGATATTGCAGACTATGTTTTTGCATCAAAGAATCCAGGTTCTTGGGCAAACAACTTAAAAGTTTGCGTAATTGACAACAAGGCAGATCAAATTCTCGGTATTACAACTACAGATCCAGGAAATGCTGGTGCGGTTGTTGGTTACGGCGTAACACTTACTTTGAGTGGAGCTATTGCTGGTGTTGGAACCACTTCACTATTTTCTGGTTATCTGAAAGGAATTATTGCTGGTGTTACAACTGATGCAACCAACGGAAACAGCACAATCGATGTAAAGATTGTTTCTAGAGTTTCTGCTGCTGGATCAGAAACCCTGATCGATTATAAGCAAGGAGATAAAAATTCTTCGTTTGCAGCAACAAGCACAGTTTCCTTTATTAATAACTCAGCAGCTCTTGCAGGAACTGCAAATCTTGTAAGTGCAACAGACTGGTACAATCAACAAACTCTTGGATTAACCAATAGCACTGTTTATTGGAATTCAATTGCACCAAAACCAGTTACAAGTGGATATGCCTCACAGAGACAGTCACGTAATGATGAAATTCACGTTGCTATCGTTGACGACAGAGGAACTGTTACGGGAATTCAAGGAAACTTGCTTGAGAAATGGACTGGACTTTCAAAAGCAACTGATGCAGTTTCTGCAGTAAATGCCCCAGAAAAAATCTTCTGGAAGGACTTCCTTGCAACAAATTCTGCTTATGTTTATGTTGGCGACAATCCTTCAGTTGGAATTGATACCTATCATAATACAACACCAACTGCAACTGGATTCTCAACCAACTTCACTCAGTATACCGAAAGTGAAGGACAATGGCATCAAGCAACTCAAGGTAAAATCTTTAGTGCAATTGGTAACGCAAGTTATACTCTTGATGGTGGTGTTGATTATGATGCAAATAACGGAATGACTGCTGATCTTGGAGACTTAATCACTTCTTATGGACTATTCTCCAATAAGGATGAAATCCAAGTAGATTATCTGATTATGGGCCCTGGTTTGGCGAACAAGTTTGAATCTCAAGGAAAAGCAAACTATCTCATTTCGGTTGCTGGCGATAGAAAGGACTGCATGGCAGTTATTTCCCCACATCGCGCTGATGTTGTCAACATCACAAACACAGATACTCAAACTGATAACATCATCAACTTCTTTAATCCACTGGCATCAAGTTCTTACGCAGTCTTTGATTCTGGATATAAGTACATGTATGATAGATTCAACAATACATTCAGATATATTCCTTGTAACGGAGACGTTGCAGGACTGATGGTTAGAACAAGTATTGTTGCATATCCTTGGTTCTCACCCGCAGGACAACAAAGAGGTATCCTGAATAATGCGATTAAACTTGCATACAATCCAAATAAGGCTCAAAGAGATCAACTTTATCCTCTGAGAGTTAACTCGATTGTCAATCAACCTGGAATCGGAACTCTTCTCTTCGGAGACAAGACGGCTCTGGGTTATGCATCCGCATTCGACAGAATCAATGTTCGCAGATTGTTCTTGACGGTTGAGCAGGCACTGCAAAGATCCGCTCAAGCACAACTCTTTGAACTGAATGATCAAATTACAAGATCAAACTTCGTCAATATTGTTGAACCATATCTCCGTGATATTCAAGCAAAACGAGGACTCTATGACTTCCTTGTTGTTTGCGATGAAACCAACAACACTCCTGACGTAATTGATAATAATGAATTTAGAGCTGATATCTACTTGAAACCAGCCAAGTCGATTAACTTCGTCACCCTCACCTTCGTTGCTACCCGAACAGGTGTTAGCTTTGAAGAAGTCGCTGGTAGAGTTTGATTTTAATTAATTACTAAAGGAGGATCCAACAATGGCACAAATTCCAACAAGAAACATCTCCCAATTTAAATCAAAACTTCTTGGAGGCGGCGCTCGTCCTAATCTGTTTGAAGTTAACGTCACCTTCCCAGCTGGCGTAAACTTGGGAATTCAAGGTGATGGCGCTGGTTCATTTGACAGCGAGAACTTCAGATTCTTGTGCAAGGCAGCTGCTTTGCCCGCATCAACCGTAACTCCAATTGAAGTTCCTTTCAGAGGACGTGTTCTTAAGGTTGCTGGTGACAGAACATTTGATGTATGGACTGTCACGGTTATCAACGATGAAAACTTCTCACATAGAAGAGCATTTGAAGCATGGATGCAAAACGTTGCTCAATATGGAGATTCGTCGGGTTTAACAAATCCAGCGAGTTATATGGGTAACGCAATCGTCTATCAACTTGGAAGAACTGCTGCAGGAACTCAGGGACAAGGAACAACTTCAGGCCCATCAAATATTCTTGCTCAATACAGATTCCAAGATATTTTCCCAACCTCAATTTCTGATATTCCATTATCATATGAAACTGGTGATACAATTGAAGAATTCACTGTTGAATTCCAGGTTCAATACTTCTACCCTGAAGCTCCTGGATCTGGCGCCTAATAAATAGTAGCAAAGTTTAGACTTTAATAATGGCAAAATTATTTGGATTCTCTATTGAGGATAACGAAAAACAATCTCCTACAGTAGTATCCCCCGTTCCTCCTAATAATGAGGACGGGGTTGATCACTATTTAACGAGTGGATTTTTTGGTTCATATGTTGATTTAGAAGGAATTTATAGAACTGAGTTTGATTTAATCAAGCGTTATCGTGAAATGGCACTTCACCCAGAATGTGATAGTGCAATTGAAGATATTGTAAATGAAGCTATAGTTTCAGATACAAACGATACACCAATTGAGATTGAGTTATCAAATCTCAATGCTAGTGATGGTATTAAAAAGAAAATTAGAGATGAGTTTAAATATATTCTTGATCTTTTAGATTTTGATAAAAAATGTCACGAAATTTATAGAAATTGGTATATTGATGGAAGATTATATTACCACAAAGTCATTGATCTTAAGAAGCCTGAAGAAGGTATTCAGGAATTAAGATACATTGATGCAATGAAAATTCGTTATGTAAGACAAACGAAAAAAACAGCAAAGGATGATCGCAGCATCAGATTGTCAAATATCAATCAAGATGATCCGATGCAATATGAGTTTCCTGAGATTGAAGAGTATTTTATCTATACTCCACAGGCAACTTATCCAACATCCAATCCATCAGCTCTTGGAGATAAGAAAGGAATTAAAATTGCAAGAGATTCAATTACATATTGCACTTCAGGACTCGTAGATCGTAATAAGGGATCAACACTTTCATATCTTCATAAGGCAATTAAGGCACTCAATCAACTTAGAATGATTGAAGACAGTCTTGTTATTTACAGATTATCTCGTGCTCCAGAGCGTCGTATTTTCTACATTGACGTTGGCAATCTTCCAAAAGTCAAGGCAGAACAATATCTTCGTGATGTTATGATGCGTTACCGTAACAAACTTGTTTACGATGCAAACACTGGTGAAATTCGTGATGATCGTAAGTATATGAGTATGCTTGAAGATTTTTGGCTTCCTCGTCGTGAAGGTGGTAGAGGAACAGAAATCACTACTCTTCCTGGTGGACAAAATCTTGGAGAAATCACCGACATCAAGTATTTCCAAGAAAAACTTTACAGATCATTGAACGTTCCAACATCCAGAATTGGTGGAGAAGGTGGATTCAATCTCGGAAGATCTTCAGAAATTTTGAGAGATGAAGTTAAATTCAGTAAGTTTGTTGGACGTTTGAGAAAGAGATTCTCAAATATGTTCAGCGACATGCTTCGCACTCAATTGATTCTTAAAAATATCATCACTCCCGAAGATTGGGAGGTTATGAGTGAGCACATTCAATATAACTTCTTATACGACAATCACTTTGCAGAACTTAAAGAAGCTGAACTTCTTACCGAAAGACTCGGACTTCTTCAAGTTGCAGAACCTTATGTTGGCAAATATTTCTCACAAGATTATGTTCGTAGAAAGATCCTTCGTCAAACTGACGTTGAAATTCTTGAGCAAGATGAAATTATCAAAAAAGAAATTGAAGATGGTGTAATTCCAGATCCAAGTCAAATGATGATTGATCCTGCAACAGGACAACCAATTCCTGGCGGAGCTGGAGATCTTGGAGCACCAGTTATGGAACCAGAAATGAATGCTTCAATGGTAGAACCACCTGAAGTCAAAATGCCTAAGGGTGGTGAAATTTGATAAATAGCAACGATTACTTATTTAAAAATCATGGATGAATTAATGGATATGATTGTTACTGATGAAAGCCCATCTCAGATTAGTGACAAAATCAAAGATTTACTCTTCGCAAAGGCAGCAGAAAAGGTAGATACTTTTAGGCCTCTTGTAGCCAATTCAATGTTTGATGGCGCTTCAGAAGAAGAAATCGAAGAAGAATAATCAACTCAATTTGGTGAATTCATAAATAAAAGGTATAGGACTTTATTATACAAATGCAAAGAACTAAAATAGTTGCGACTGAAGAATCAACAGGTGCAAGTGCTGGTGCTGCTACCAGTATTGGTAGCGCAACTTGTGTAAGGCTCCATAATAATACTTCTGGTGCCATTACTGTTGGAGTTTCCACCATTGTTGGTGCAGCAACTACCAATTATTTTACAATGCCAGCATATGCGGTTGAATTTTTGGAAAAACTTCCAACTGATGTCATCTGGACATCTGCACAGATTAAGGCAAACAAAGTAGGATTTACCAACTAAGACGATGAAATTAATCAGAGAAGAAATCGAATCAGTCGAGTTTATCGTTGAAGAACGC